GCGCATTAGCCAGAGGCCCGAGGATCGCGGAACGAACCGCGATGCGGGTGATGTCGGCGAGGATGCTGTCGGCGAGCGCCTTGAAGTCGATCTTGCCGCCGGTCACGAAGCTGGCGATGGCGTCCTCGGCGCTGCGAAAGGCGCTGGTGAGAGCGCTGCCGAGACCCTTGCCCCAGTCCATCGCCTCGCTGGCATAGCGGGACAACTCCTCGCGAACCGCCGCCCAGCCGGTTGCTGCCTGCGTGGCCGCCGTTGCCGCCGCCTCACCAGCGGCGCGGCTTGCTTCCGCGGCGCGTGCGGCGGAACCGGCCGAGCCTTCGCCATCTCCTGCGGCATCGCCTCCGGCGCCGCCGATGGCTGCGAAGGCTTCATCGAGACGCTCCGTCGCCCCGGCTGCGTTGTCGATTTCGGTGTTTGCGCCCGCCATCGCCTCCCGGAGCGCCGCGATGGACGCGAGGGGCGCGCCTGCCAGCTCTCCCAGCGCCGTCGCCGTCTCTCGCGCACTGTCGGCGGCAGCGCGCGCATCCTCGGCGAAGGCCGAGAGCCCGAAATCCGGCGTGGCGAAGGTATCGGTCTCGAACGCGGCGGCGAAGGCATCACGCGCGGCGTTGTCAGCCTGGCTCGCGGCACCCGCAAACTCGTTCTCGATCCGGCCGAGATCGACGTCCGGCACCAGCTCGATGGCCCGCTCGATGCCGATCGCAGCCAGACCGGCGTTGACGCCTTCGAGGAGCGCGTTGATGCCGTCGACCGCGCCGTTCAGCATCGACTCCAGCCCGGCTACAGCCAAGTTCGCCGCCTGGATCGTCAGATCGCCGATCGCCCGAGGCAGGTTGCTCCAGATGACGACCATCGCATCGAAAGCGCCCTGAAACGTCCCGATTGTGCGATTGCCGAAGGTGACGACGGCTTGCGAAGCGGCCTGCAGCGCGTCGGCAATGCTCGCTTGAATGCCGCTCCAGGCGGCGTCGATGCGCGCTTTCAGGACGCCGGCCAGCAATCCGATCCTGTCCCAGACCTCGGCTGCCACGTCGCCAAGAAGGCCGAGCGCGGCGCCGAAGCCGCCGGTCGCCTGCACCAGCCGACCGAACTGGTAGATCAGCTCCCCGGCAGCCACGATGAGCGCGCCAATCCCGGTTCGGATCAACGCGCCGCGCAGGAAGACCAGCGCAGTGGCAAGACCGCGAACCGAGGCGGCGGCCACAACCATACCGGCGACCCATCGTCCGGCGATGAAGGCGGCGAAGGCAGCAGCGATCGAGGCGAGCCGACCGATGTTATCGAACAGGAGCCGAATGCCCTGACCAAGCGGACCGGTCGTGCGCGAGATTGCCGCCAGCGCGTCGGCGACGGCTTCGAGGGCCGGGGCGGCGGCAACGGCGAGTTGGTTCGACAGCCCGCGCCAGATCAGACCAAGGCGAGAGATCGCATCGTTCGTCCGCTCGATCTGATCGGCGTCCTGCTCGGACACGACCACGCCGAAATCGCGAACGTCCTGTGTCGCCTGCCGGAGGGTCGCCGTGTCGATCCGGGAGATGGCGATGCTGCCTTCCTCCCCGAACAGCTGCCCGGCGACCGCTGCACGCTCAGCCGCGGGCACGAAGTCTTCAATCGCCTGATTGATACGACCGACACGCTCATCCAGCGGCAGGGCCAGCAAGGCCGAGGCCGAGAGCCCGAGCCGTTCGAGCGCCGCGACGGCAGGACCGGTCCCGGCGGCCGCCTGGCTGAGGCGGCGGGTGAGGTCCTTGGTCGCCTGCTCGATGCCGGACATTGAGACACCGGCCAATTCGCCGGCTCGTTCGAGAACCTGAATGCTCTCGACGGTCGTCCCGAGCGATTGGGCGAGCTTGGCCTGTGCGTCCACGACCTGAAGGCCGGAGCGGATCATGGCCGCAGCGCCCGCGGCGAAGGCGGTCGCCGCAGCGGCGGCTGCGATCTGCACGCGCCGATAAAAGGCCGCGACACGGCTGTTCGCAGCGTCCATCTCCCGCGACAGCCGACGGAAGCCTTGCTCCCCTGCGTCGCCAATGCCCTGCAGCTCGGCACGGACCTCGCGCCCTCCGACCACGGCAAGGCGAACGGAGACGCGTTTCTCAGCCATCTTGATCAGTCCTGATTTGCGCGTTCAGTCCGCGCACCATCATGCCCTCCACCTCGGGCAGCAGTTCCGCGCAGACGAGGGTGTCCACTCCAAGCGCATGCGCGCAGGCGAGCGCGGCCGTCATGTCGAGGCCGAGGACCGCACCGGGGACGGCGCGCAGCTGCCCCGTGAGCTTTTTGGCGAGATCCCAGACCTGCCAGCCTTCGACCGTCTGCGGACGGTTCAGGACGGCGGGACATTCGCCGCAAATGCCGCGACAGGATCGGCAATACTGGTCGCCCCCGCTGAAGTGCCATTCGGCGAGGGCGTGGAGCCGTTTTTTTCCGCTTCCAGCAGAAGGCCCTTGGACACGTAGCGGAGCTGGAAGGCCTCGAAGATCGGCAGGATGTCGAGGAGCGCGTCGATGCCTTCCGGTGTAACGGGCACCGGGTCGCCTTCGGCGTCGCCCACCCCCTCCCATTCCAGCACGACCAGCCGTGCCAGGGCCTTGGCCATGGTGACCGCGATGGTTTCGTTCGACGCGCCTTCGGGCAAGGCAGCCACCGCCGGATCACTGCGGGCGGCGGCCATGAGCGAGGTGGTCAGGGGAGCGACGCGCACGCGCACGTCATGTCCGAGGTCAAGCCAGCTCGGCTCGCGCGACAGGTTCAGGCGGATCATGGGAATGGCCTCAGGTGTAGCTTGTGACGTCGTTCAGGAGGTGGGCGCGCAGCATCGTGCCTTCGCTGTCATCGTAGGCGGCGCGCCAGTCGAAGCTTGCCTCGACCCCGCCGGGGCCGGAGACGGCATATTTGGGTTTGGGCAGAAAGACTCGCGGCAGCTCGAAGCGGAGCGCGTAACCTTCCGGGAAGGTGAACCCGTATTCGAGTCCGACAGGATCGCCATTGGCGGCCTCAGCCACGAGCGTCGCGCCATCGAAGCGTACCGACATCGATCCCTCCGCCGAGGCGAAAGTGGGATCGGCCGCCTCGATTTTGCCGTCCTCGCGGATCACCCGGACGCGTTCGAGATTGTTGGAGAAGGTGAGGCTGCCGCCGGTGACGCCCGCGAGCGCCGAACCGCCGCGTCGGATGAAGCCGCGCCCCTGGCTGAAGCGGCGGAGCGCGTAGGCCGTCGGATTGGCGTCGACCGTCGCCGAGAAGCGTTCCTCGCCTTGGGCCACGAGCTGGAGGCGGGCGTTTGCCGGTCCCTCCTGGCCCATCTCGAAGTTCAGGCTCTCCATCACCGTGCCGAGGTGACGGAAGAACACCGGCGTCGTGAGCTTCGGATGGCCGACCTCGATCGTGTAGCTCGGGATGTCGTCGGCGCCGCTCTCCCAGACATGCGAGTAGCCGCCGCCGGTCAAGGTCGGTGAAGAGACACTCGCCGCCGATGCGGCGATGGTGAAGCTGTTGCCAGACGGGCCTGCCGTGTCGAACTCGATCGCCAGCGTCTGGGTGCTGGTCGGCCGCGAGTAGGTGCACTTCGAGACCTCGGCATCGGCCGAGGCATTGAGGTCGGCGACCAGCTGGTCGACGGTCTGCGTCACCGTCCCCTGGATCTCCGTCTCATTGCCCGAGGCCGGGCCCGAGACGAAGGTCCACACCGCGCCGTTCAGCGTGATCGTGTCGCCGGGCGACGGGTTGGCGGCGAAGGCGATCGAGCCGCTCGCCTTGACCGCCGTCGTCACCGGATCGCCGAAGAGTCCGGTGAGCCAGAACCCGGTCCCTCGGAGATCGAACGGGATGTCGATCTGCCCCTCATCGGTGATGAGGCCGCGATAGGGGTCCTGCGCGTTGCGCCCGCGCCCGAGCAGCGGGTCGTCGCCAAGCGGCTGCGCCGAGGAGAGATCAGTCGACTTGAAATCGAGACTCCGGTAGCCAGCGAGCGGCGCCACACCGTAAGCCGCCTCGCGGCAAGCCTTCAGCGTGGCGTCCGCGCCGTAGGCGCGCACCTTGGGCATGGGAAACTCCTTGAGCTGGAAGCGTCAGTGGGCGAGCGGATCGCTCACCAGGTACTCGACCGTGACGATGAGCCGGGCGGTGAGGACCGGAACCGCGCCCTCTATTCCGAGCGCCCCGGTTTCGGGCGCAGACGGCGTCAGGTTCTCGGCGAGACCGCCGAGCACGGGATCGACCTTGAGTGCCGAGCCGATAGCGCCGAGCAGCGCATCGAGGGCAGCCTCACCGCCGCCAACTGAATCCCGCGGCATATAGGCCTCGATCTCGACCCGGTGGGCGTAGAACTCCGTGCGGGGGTTGAGCGTCACATCCGGCTCGCCGGGATCGCCATCGCGCAGGATGACGAGCCCTTCGGCCGGCACCTTCTCGGGCAGAACCTCATTGCGGCGGACCTTCGCGGTAAGAGCACTGTCGAGCGTCGCAACGAGCGCTGCGAGGATGTCTTCACGGCGGGACATCAGCGGCTCCCCCCATCGCCAGAGAACCAGCTGCGGACGACGAGACCCGGCAGGCGCTCCTGAGGAGCG